TTCAGCCGCTATTGTTAATGCTCTATAAGTCTGCAGTTGATCTACAGGAATAAGGGGTAATCTAATAAAAGATGAAGGAAAACAAAAGTGAGCAATATACCATGGATCTAGTTGATAAGGTTCAGCATTCTGATTCCATATACAACCAAGAAACTGGAAATCTTGTCCTGGGTAAAGTCTCTTCTGATTTATTAGAATTTATTTTTAGTCCAAATTTTTTATAAATTTGAATGACTTTCTTTTTTGTAATTCCTGGCATTCCTAAGATAATGTTATCATCTCCAAGAGAAAAGGCACTATTACCAGCACCGTTGGAATATCCTTCGGTTAAAAAACAATAATTAATAATGGTTCTAGTTACAAAACTATCAAAAAGCGAAGTAATAAGCATCCCAGAAGGAACACCTCTTTTTTGAAATCTAAGTTGAGTAGTGCCATAACAGTAAGGGGTGTAGGCGTAATAACTCATTAAATATCTAAAAGCAAGCTTTTCTTTAGTATTTAATTTATCAATTGAAAAATAGATAACTGAGAAGAATAAAGACCAGAAATAAGTAGGAACTGTTTGATCAAAAGATTCAACGTCTACAGAAATGACGGATAATTTTGATCTTAAGACATGCTGTATAACAGTGTCTGATAACTGTACTCTAGATTTACCATATACAGTAGCGCTCAAAGGTTGTGAAGCAGAAAATTTAACAGAGTAATCAACCATATTTCTAAAGAAATAAGATTCTAAAAGTAATACTCTGAAAGGACATCCCCATACTTGTCTTATTTTAACTTCTATACCAGTGACTAATGATTTGAGTTTGTATTGAAACCTATGAAATACAGTACAAGGTTGGCTTAGTAGTTCAATTAGTTTAGGGTTTGCTATGAACCGTTCAAACCATGTAATAGCATCAAGTTGGGCCGAAACATCACCCTTGGGTAGATAAATAGGATAAGAACTACTTGTAGTTTGTGGAAAGCGTAAAACTGATTCAGATGAATCCATTCTTTTATGAGTTTCACCTCCATCAAGGAAAAGACCCATTTCTTTAGCAGTTATAATAGCTGAATAAACTAATAAGTCAACATCAATACCTTTAAAGTTCAAATTTTGTTTTGAAAATAAATTAAAAGAAAAAAGAATGTAATATTATATGGCTAAAATAGTATTAATGAATTAATTATATAATTCTGTTAATTGCAAGTGCTATAAAGAAGAAAGAAAATGTGTATTTTTATATTTTAATATTATCTTCTACATGAAATAGTCATAAATTATGAAACAATAAACAAAGCAAAAAAAAATAAATTTTTTCATTTTAAATAAAGAGAGAGAAAAAAATTT